CCTCTTCCGAGGGTCCCTGACAAGAGTCGCGCATGATGCGTCCCTAACCTAGAACCTAGTTACATTGAGCCCAATCCCACGTACACGTTCACGTTCCTTCCCGGACTTCTTGGGAGGGTATTACCCTGCCTCGAACCCGGCGGACATGCACTATACGTCGGTACCAACCGGCAGCGAGATCTGTGAGGACACTCACGGCTCTAAAGAGACCGTGAATTACTTCGATCTCGTCCGCTGGAAGCTCTCGCCCGGTTATATGACCGGTATCGAGGGGGTCTGGCCTGTGTATGGCTTCGATAAGATGCCATATCTCAACCAGCCTGTCCCGGAGTTTCCTCCGGGAGCGGACTCAGTGTTTATCGACCCAACAGCCGCCCTTACTAAGGTGGCCTCGTGGACTAGTCCTGGTAGGGCAGAAGTTTCCCTACCTAACTTCATCTACGAGCTCCGGGAACTACCCGGAATGCTGTTCAAGAAGAAGCCATCCAACCCCGGTAAAAGGGGCGCCAAACGCGCTAGCAATAGTGCGGTTGAGCAGAATTTTGGATGGGATCCTCTATTTTCCGACGTTGCCAAGCTCTTTAAGTTCTCTGCCCATTTTGAGCGGAGACTGAAAGAACTCAATGCGATCTATGATCGCCCTGGGGGCTTGAAGCGTCAGAGGGTCGTTGCGGAAAGTCACCTAAGCAGCGAGAGTTATGTCGCTGCGAACAGCTGGATATGTGGGGTAGGTGTTAATCGTACCTACCTCACTATTTCCAGACAGTGGGCATCATTGTCTTGGGTACCGCTCTTTGGAGCGTTATCCGAGAAGCCCAACGCGCAGGATATCGCGACGAAAGCCGCGATGTCCATACACGGATGGAGAGCAAATCCCGCACTCGTGTGGGATGCCCTCCCCTGGTCTTGGCTGATCGATTACTTCGCTAATGTTGGTGACCTACTTGAGGCCACCTCTAATAGCTTTGAATATCGACCAGACAAGTGCTGTGTGATGAACATGGTGCATACAACCGTTAGTGATATGGTTGTCCTAAAGCACCCTGACTTCACGGTGACTCCTGCGAGGCTTGACTACGTGTGGAAACACAGGCAGCCAGCCTCACTGGGGTTTAGGTTCCTAACGCCACTTATTAGTGGGCGTCAACTAGTCACACTTGCTAGTATCGCCTCTAACCGGGGGCGATGACTACAGCTAGCAAGGAAATGGTCCTATGGCCTTTGATACCACCTTCGATGTCGCCATCAATGGCGTCACGAAGACACTCAATCGTATTCGTTATGACGGGTACTCCTCGGAGTACCTGCTCTTCACGTCGACTGAGGAGTACCGGATTTTCATCCGGAACTCGGAGGTAAAGTCGAAGAAGGTTGATTCGCCCTTCCGCGGTGTCGATCGACACAATGCGGAGTTCGTTCACAAAATCTTCGCCACCTCTACCACCCCTGAGATCGTTCGTCGAGCATATATTGTGTTCGAGAACTACAAGGGGGATGACCTGACTGCAGTCAAGAACGATGTCGTCGGTTCCATCGCGAAGATGGGTATTGCCGGCATCGTCGATGACATGCTGCGCTGGATGGCGTAACATCGCCAGAATTCCAGTTACTCCCTAGAACGGGGAGCGTCCGGTCGGTATCTTTGGCACGGGACATAAACACAGAGGTGTGATTATGTCTAAGAGCCGTAGTAGTGACCATCTAGGCTTCGTCCGCGCCGTCCTTCTAGACGTCGTGGATTACTACCCTGACTACCGTGAGGATATGGAACGCGATATAAAGCGTCTCTTGTCCCATTCTCGAATGGTGGGCGATCGAGTGTTTCTTATCGATCTGCCCGCCCTAGGCAAGCTTCTTGAGCAAGCCTTGGAGCATAACGCACTAACGCGTTCGGGTCTAGCCTTATCAGCCGGACTCAACTCGCGCACCGCGGTTCCTAGACTATTCCAGGGACTGTGGTTGCGTATATTCGAGAAAAACGGTTGTTTGATGCAGGATGTCGACCCCAATGCACTATTCTTCCTAAGGACACTCTTGTCCGGTCAGAAGAAGTACAAGAAGGAGTGTGACCCAAGTGTCACCTATAAGGCGATACAAGAGTTCTTCGACATCGAGGAAATACTCCCTCGGGGATCTCATATTTGGGATAGTGATGGCAGCGATCTGCGTAGTGTTGGCGAGTCTTCCGTTTTACACGGAGGTACCGACGACATTAGCGATCTCTTCCACCTGCCCAAGTACGGACACCACGTGGGAGGACTTTTCTCTCTGCTGGACACGGCACAGCAAGTTGCTGACCGTGTCGCGTCCGGGTTTGGAGAATATCAACCAAACCTGTATGCCTTCAAGCATGGACCAGGTGCCACGTCAGAGCACCAGCGCGGAGGAGGTTTTAAATACCTGTTTCCTAGCTGGGGCCCTCGACTTGAGCATGTCTTCCCAGCCGTTGAGTTTGCAATTGCCAACGCCAACGTACCTGGAAGAGGATTTGCCACCTCTGACGACTTACCCTTTCCCCTAAAGGAAGGAGCGAGTCGTCTGATTGCTGTACCGAAGACGCAGAAAGCACCACGGCTTATCGCCGCGGAGCCAACCGCTAATCAATGGTGTCAGCAAAATGTCAAGGATTTCCTTGACAGGGCAATCCAGCACTCTCCCCTGCGGTGGTCTATCGACTTCCGCAATCAAGATCTATCTCGGGAGGGTGCTCGCTTAGGGTCCAAGTTTCGTGACACTGCCACTGTGGATCTATCCTCAGCGTCAGATCGCGTCTCTTGCTGGTTAGTCGAACGGATATTTAGGCGAAACAAATCGCTTCTATCCGCTCTCATAGCTAGCAGGACGAGATACATCACGAACGACATCGATAAGAAATCTCCAAAGCTACATAAGCTAAGGAAGTTCTCATCGATGGGATCGGCACTTACGTTCCCCATACAATCTATAGTCTTCTACATTCTCTGTGTTGCTGCCGGTCTTGCGACTGACGGCGCCCCAGTGTCTAAGTGGAAGCAGTATGGGAAGCGTGTCCGAGTCTACGGGGACGATCTCATTGTCCCTGTATCATGG